ATCATATTCCCCTTAAAATCCGGCAAGCCGCCGTGGCTGTTACGCTATTATAGTATGCAGTAACCATGCCACATCATGCCATTGTGCATAACTATTTGCTAGAATGTCGCGCCTATTGACTTACAGCGCGATTGCCTAAAATATAGGCAGCTCGATACGTTTGACATAACGCAGATAAGTGACAAAATTCGTCACAATAGTGCCGCAAATTGCGTCACGTTAGCAGGCACTAACCTATACGCCCCTCGATGCTATTGGCGCGCCCCTCGCAAGCTGTTAATTGTGTTCACCTTTTGCCCCCTCCAGTCGATCCAGCCCGTTATCCCAAGCCAACTCGTACAGTAAATCCACTCCCCAACATCCCGCTTAATATATTATCATCCTGTCATTATCCCTGTATGCGATTTAATTTGCGTGAGAAGTAACCTGCCTGAATGCTTGCGAATTATGCGAAGTGAATATCGCCCTAAGTGTAATCCGATTACAGACTGAGAATTGGTGTGAGTGAATTTCAGATTTGAAAAATGTAAATTTTCTGGATAATCGGACTTGCTATCAGATAGCCCGTATCAGCGTCAGGAAGCTGATTAGCGGGTTTGTTTGGTGATAGTGGTGCGATGTTGACATCATCTCCTGCCCTAAAGGACGGAGATTCCTACAGCTAGACGCTCATGCCCGAGCGCGAGAATGTTTTTTGCCGCATTTATATCGCGGTCGTGAATTGCACCACATTCACAACAAATCCATTCTCTTATTCCAAGACCTGCTCTACCTTTCGGACTATTGCCGGATATTACTCCGCAACACGAACAAATCTGGGTGGTGTACTTTTCATTTATTTCTTCAAACATAACTGACCGCGCTATCGCTTTATATTTCAGTTGTGTCTTTAACATACCCCATCCAGCATCTAATACTGACTTTGCCATTTTGGTTTTAGTCAATTTTTTACTACTAACATCACCTATAAAAATAGCACCATAGTTTTCAGCCATTGTAGTAGTGAATTTATGTATGGCATCGCTACGGGTATTTTTAATCTTTGCATGTATCGCCCTAACACGATTTTTCTTTTTTGCGCCTTGTGCTGTTGCTAATTCTTTTGCGAATTCATCTGTTATACGCCTGCGTTCAAATACAGTTCCGTCAGAACAAGTTGCTATTGTTTTAAGACCTAAATCAATTCCAACAGATGTTTTACCTTCTGACGATTTTATTTCAACCTTAATTGTCGTATTAAAATACCAACGACCACGAGAATCTTGCGAGAATGAACCAGTACCTAATTCATATTTTGATAAATCATAACTATCCCAAATACTGAATAATTTCCCACAAAATCGTACTTGACCATTGATAAATTTAACGCCAGCAGACTTAAATGGAACCCACCCTAATGAACGCTTTGAACCGCTTGAACATCTCCATTGAAGTTTGTTTTTCTTGAATTGACGGCGAGATTTTGCATGTTGAGAAATAACGCTTTGTATAGTTACAGCACTAATTGAAAAATTACGTTCTGCTCGAATAGTTTTAAGCTCTTTCTGCAAATCATATTCTGATGTTCCGCAATTTATATATCCAACCTCAGGAATAGGAACCCATGAATAATCTGCGCTCAACTCGTTTGCTGCATTCCATACTTGGTTTACTTCAAAAGCCCATTGATTAAGAATAGCAGCGTGTTTGTCCTTAATTCTAACTTTCAAAGTTTTAATTTGCGTTTTGGATTTCATGTGGTACACTATACGCATACTTAAATATAAATGCAAGGATAATTAAATGAAAGCATTGAATGTGCCTATACCCGAAAAGCTCAAAGAAGACCTTGATTCCTTCGCAAAAGAAAACGGCATTCACAAAAAGAAAATTGTTGAGCTTGCTTTGCTACAATACATGAGCAGCTTCTCTGCTCGCGCTATCCATACCCACCATTAATGACGGGGATTTTCGCCCAAATTGTAAATTTGTAAAAAAGCTATTTTTCGGATAATTGGCTTGCTTGCTGTATTTTCTGTCCAATGACAGCCATTACATTGCAGGCCATCGAATTACCTAAACTCTTGTAAGCCGCGCTGTCTGAGTATCCTTTTACTTGTGATAGGAAGTTGTCAGGAAACGCCTGAAGTCTGGCGCATTCTATTGGAGTTAATCTGCGGACTTGCATATTTGGTTGCATTACTCCAGCATGTTGTGATTTTGTTAAAGTTGATGTTGTTACGGTGCTGAAATTCATTTCATCCGGTTGTGCATCAACATGAAACGCCACCGCATGGCTATGTGCAGCTTGTAACGTATATGCTGGGTCTCCATCAATACCAATGCCCATTCCAGTCCCTTCTCCAGTTTTTTCATGGCGCATAGCAATTTGAGTGTTAATTGGATACGCCACCGCATGAACATCAGTCTTAGTAAGCGTATAACTAGCTCCTGATTCATCGAAGCCAGTTCCGTTACCGCCGTTTTCTGGTTCGCGACCTATGGTGTTACCTGCTAGTGCTATCACATCCATTCCTCTATCTGCACAATAACTGGAATCATAACGGAAGCTCAAAGTACGTGCTACATCTGGAATTGCATCCATGTTACCTGTTAGTGCGATTGTCAGAAATTCATCTTTATTATGCCCCAACCCTTTGTGTAATGACGCTGGAATAGCGGGCATAGTTGTAACGTATGCTTGCGTACATGGTTGCCTTAATCCACCAACTTGCGTTTCGAGTGGTGGGGATATTTCAGATGATGTTTTTATGATATGACCATTCATTATTGATTGATGCGTTAGTTTACCGCCTCCGCATTCGCTATCAAGGCTACCCGCAACTGTTCCGGCAACTTCTTCCCTCGTTTTTCTGCTCGGCGGAGGATTCCCGCACAAGCCTTCCGGCTCAAGAAATAGCGGTTTTCTACTTTGCCAGTCTCCAGAATCTCGGACAACGAAGACACGCCTTCGTCTTTGTGGGACGGCTCTAGGGTACTCAGGTGTTCGGCAGTATTGCGCATCCAGAGTGATCCACTCGACAAGTCCGTTTTCGCCGACTGCACAACCGGCATTTTTCCATCCATCTCTCGGTACGTCAAATTCGCACCCAGCCATTTCTCCAACCACGGAAGCAAAGTCTCGCCCTTTTTGGCTGCTATATAATCCGGGCACATTCTCAACGACGACCCATCGTGGCTTTGCCCATTCGATGATTCGCATTGCGGTGAAGAAAAGTCCAGACCTTGTTGCGCTTCCATCTTCATTTTGTAATCCCTTTCTTTTACCAGCTATAGATAAATCTTGGCAAGGGAATCCGCCTACTACCAAGTCAATATGCCCAAGTGATTCTATCTGTTCTTTTGTTATTTCAGTGACACTACCTAGATTCGGTACGTCTGGATAATGATGCGCCAATACTTTACATGGAAACGGCTCAATTTCAGCCACCCCAACGCATTCCCAACCTAGCGGAATAAACGCCTGACTCGCCGCTTCAATTCCAGAAAAAAGACTAAGGTATCGCATATATTCTTGTCAGTTATTTCGTAGTATTTACTGCATCTTTCCTACCATGCTTCAATCCTGCTCGGTAGGCGGCTTCTAGGGCAGATTCGATGGCTTTCGATGCATCAACATGTATCCATCCATAATCAAATTCCAACTCAATCCACTTGATTGGCTTTGACTTGGTGCTATGCCGCCATTGGTGGTAGGTCATTTTGGTTCCTTAAATACAGGAAGATTGAACACTGGTTGTCCTGACCGGCTCCGGCTCGAACAGCGATCCTTGCGCCTTGTGCTGCTCGAATCTAGCCACACCTGCATTGTAATAATCTTCGTCCAGTTCGCATAGCGTCAGGTCATATCCGAGGTTGTGGCAGGCTATGGCGATTGACATTGACCCACCATGTGTGTCAAGGATGCGCTGGCCGGGCTTGGCGTAGTTGGTCAAGAGCCATTCGTAGAGCTTTACGGGCTTTTGGGTTGGGTGAAATCTAACCACATCTTGCCCAATATTCCCGTAGCATGGAAAATCAAAAATCTTCGTATTCATTTCAAATGATGTCCACAACATTTCCCCAACTGAATAATTGCTTATTGGCTGGTGCTTGTGCCAAAAAATCCATGCGTTGCTTAACGGCAAACTGAAGTAATTACCACCACAGATTATCTGGTTATTGCTAACCCGCATCAATTCATCGAAATATTCTTTATCTGGGACATAATCCCAATCTTCACCGCGCACACTGTAAAGATGCGGACTTCGTTGAGAGCCTCGTTTCGTCTTATTTAATATCCCATATGGCGGATCAACAATCGCCAAATCAAACGCCTTATCCGGCAATGTCGCCATAAATGCCATGCAATCGGTATTGAGCAAAGTGATTGTCATTTTGGTTCCCTATCTGTAATCCAATTACAGCTCAAACGGCGTATCGTCTGGGCAAGTGTATTTGTTGTTAAATTTGAATATCGGCATAACCTTTAATCTTTTGTTTTTCTTAAGCCAATCTTCAATTAACGAATCACGCTTTTCCCTATTACACAGCACACATGCTGTTGCTAAATTTAATTCTTCATTCGACCCACCTTTTGCTATTGGTATTATATGGTCACATTCAAGCCTTACTCCACGAACACTACAATACAAACAAGTGTAATTATCACGTTCAAAAATTCTCTTTTTAATAATTAGCCAATCATCACTATTCAGTCTTTTTCTGTCTTGTTTTCTAATTAGTCCACGAGATTCAAGTCTTTTATCCGTAGATGCTTTTTTATTATTTAGACACTGTTCCAATTCTTGGTGGATTAAAAATCCATCTTTTTCATAAAAGATATTTGTTTCCATAATTGCATCCAATGATTCAATTATTTCATTACAATTTACATTCAATATACTTGATAAATCCTTTATGTTCGCCGGTAAACATCCAGAACAAGCCCAATAAGCAAGTTTCATTGAGAAATATAATCCTTTTTCTCTGGAAGAAAGAAGCCTAAACCAAACTGTGGTTAATTCGTTGCAATGTTCTTTGTAGGATGATTCAGTGTATTCCATATTGCCTTTCGTAATATCCCATAGCTTGCGCCGTCCCGTGAACTTCCTACCTTGTCAGGGTTACTGCTGGGGCTATTTGCAAACCAGCGGATTATCTCTCACTTATCAGGTGTCGGGTAACGTCCGACCAAACGCTTCACTTTGTGCTTTACCTGTTTCGCTTACTGACGCTATCCACGCTATCTGTAAGAACCCCGGCGCAAGAATATAGGGCTGACCTTATCGTTAATTTGGCAATCCGTTGAGTTGCCATTTAAGTATCGGTGTATCCGGTGCATCCGACCCATGCAGGTCACTGTCTATCGCGTCACTTGCGACCAGCGGAAAGCAAAAAGCCTTAATCTGCTCATGTCTTTAGGTGGTTGCGCACCTTCCCGAAGGATTCAAAACATGATGAGATTAAGGCTTCAATCGAATCAAACTAGCGCGCAACCGCTGATAGGTAGTCATTATCCACATTCCCGCCACCAAGTCAACAACTATTTCACATTCGCGCTAAACAGTGAGAAAAGTGTAATCCGATTACACTCTTCATAAACTACATTAACTCTGTAATCCGATTACAGTAAGCTAAAAGTAATTGACAAGTGTGTATATAGGCTGTATAGTGGCGGCATGAATAAAAAATCAGCAATTAAAAAGATTCGCGGAATAACTGGAGGTGATGGACTTGACCGTTCTGGCTATCCTGTGGATATGCGTGGAACGATAGCTCAATACAAGTGGAATGATGGCGTATTCACACTTGGCTTTGAGTATGGGTATATCAAAGCGTTGATGGATTCGTTTGAGATTACTGAAGATGAGTTATATGGGAATAGAACTAAACTGTAATTACTGCGGAAAACACATGGCTATCTTGCATGATGCCCGAATTCGTGATTGGGTGGTGGTGTGCTGAAAGGAGTGTGATTACATGCTGAAATCTTTTTAACAACGGAGTAAATATCATGAAGATCCACAATGAAAGCAGAGTTACAGAATCATGGATTGGTCAAGATGGCTGCGAGTGGAGAACAAAATCGGTGTGGGTTGGCGCTGGTTGGGTTTCTTGCCTACAAAAGAAGCTGGCAAATAACGCATGGATGAATGTATGAGCTACCCAGACCAAACAATTGCTGAATATCGGCAGCGCGTGGAAGAATTGAATGCAGATTTATTTGCTGCGCGGCAAGCCATTTTTACTCAGGATGTTGAATGGAGAGCAGCTTTCGAGGTTTCTGAGTCGGACAAAATGAGCCTTAATACGCAAGTTACGCTACTGAACGCGGAGATTTTAGAATTAAAAAACGGAAACGAATCTATGCACTCAACTTTATTAAAATACATGGATTTTATCAAGGTATTGCAAAATGAATATGAGCGAGTACGACATGAGAGTTTGGAATGTGATGACGCATCCCCGGAAGCTCAACAGGCGAGGTCATGGAGGCGTGTAGTAGGAACTCTAAATGAAGTTGCACCTGAATGGAGCGATATGGGAAGTACTGGTGCGGACGCGGCTGTGAATTGCATCCGCAAGATTTTTTTGGGTTTGATGGTATGAGAATGGAATACATACGGCACAACTACTGAGTTCCCGCGAAAAGAGGCGGGCGAATTGAGTTTACAGTACCAATGGCGCGAAGTGGCGCTGGACTATCAGATCATCACGAGATTCACGACTGTGCGAATGCATGGTTAGGATATGCGAAGGCGAAAAATGAAAGGTATAGAGAAGCGGATTGATGAACTGAAACCACTTGGCGCTGGCGATGCACAATGCGCTAATTGCCTTGAAATGAAGGTGGAGCCGATTGATGTGTGCAAAAAGTGCATAGCAGATACCACTAACCTTTACCAAACTGATGAACAGCCTGTGCAAGATGAATGTGCTAACTTCGTGTTAGGGAGATGCTCTACGTGCAAATACTGGGAACAGCTTGAGTCTTCGCCGCGCATTGGTAATTGCTCCTCTAAAAAATTCAAATATGGATATAGCATAGATGATAACGAAATTCCAGACGATGGAGCAGTTATAGAGTTTGATGAGAGTTGGGGATGGAATACGGCATTCATGTTCGGGTGCATACACTATGCTTTTGGTGATTCTTCTTGATCACATGGTTTGGCGGATTTTTAAACAATGAAAGGAAAAGTGTAATCCGATTACACTCTTAAAGTAAAGTCTCAACTCTGTAATCCGATTACAGTTACAATTTACCGTCACTTATTAAAATCTGCTGGTGATTTGGAACATTGGTTAAATTATATGCGAACTATCATGCGCAAAATTGGCTGATATACCCAAATTGGGAACGAACATATCCATTATGGGTAATGTAATCAGATTGCAGCATTCTATATTCTTGAATATGGAATATGTTTACATAGTCCCGTCCCAAGTGACTAAGTGTAATCCGATTACAGCGAGTTCCTAATCTTAAATAGAGTTATACTATTTATCTGAAAAAGGTAGTATAACTTTCTTTATTTTTGATTGTTCATGCAAAGTGAACAAAGTAGGTTGCGTGAACAAGGTTATTGACAAAATCTGTAATCCGATTACAGCATATACAAAGTAATTGACAGAATGTGTATATGTATGTATATTGCACCCATGACCACCGAACTTCATTGCGATCACTGCGGAAAATACATGGCGACATTGCGTGATGCAAGGGTACGTGCTGGTATGGCGGTATATTGCAAGCCGTGTAACGACATAATCAAATCAATGCTTAATCAGAATCGTAATCGTAATAAATCTCATTCAAGTGAAATGCCGGATTTTTTGAAAGATATTTTCGGAGGGAGGTGATATGTTTGAAGAAAACGTTATTGATGGCGTATTGAGTTTTAAATTGGTGGAGAATGGGCATTTCATCAATTACACAGCACAACAATTAAGCGCGATGCTAATTGAATCACGGAAGCGGGAATGTGATTTGAGATATGTCAAAGCAATCGGAAAGCCGATTGACATATATCCATCGAATATATCAAATACAATCTGTTGCGATGAACCTTGATTATGGCGAAGATTACAGCACTGCCTAAGCAAAAATTTCCCGGTGAGTGTTGCGGTGTATGCTCCTATGGAAAGGTTAAGGGCGCAAAAGAATACCATTGTTGGGTATCGCCGCCAACCCCTGTATGGGAAGATGGTGTTCCTGATTTCAAACGAGGTCTTCCTGTTGATATGGAAGATGTTGCTTGCCAATTCTTTAAGCCGAGGTGCCACGCGTGAGCCAGCCATTAAATACTGAAGAACAATTGCAAGCGGCAGTAGATGCTTATTCTGTTTGTCAAAATAAAGTTGAATCTGCAAAAATGCTTGGCATTCCAAGAAGTACGTTTGATGATAGATTGGATCGTGCAATAGGGCGCGGTTTTAAGCCAAGCGGTGTTGTAGTAAAGAATAATGAAGATACAACAAAACATAGAATTGCGACATTGGAAGCGCAATTGTCATCTTATAAGCGCGATGAACTGACAGACAAATATATCAGGTCGAAGATATTTGGATTGTCGGAAACATCGTCAGCCCCCCCAAATTGGTTGATTGATTCCAATCCGCCAAAATCATCGCCGGGCGTACCGACATTGCTTTGTTCAGATTGGCATTGGGGTGAAAAGATTGACCCGACACAAATCGGTGGTGTAAATAAGTACAATATCGAAATAGCGCAAGACCGCGCAAAGCAACTTGTAAATCGCGCAATCGATTTGCTGAATAATCACATGGTCAATCCGAAATATCCGGGTATTGTCGTTGCGCTAGGTGGCGATATGGTATCAGGCGACATCCACGATGAGCTTAAAGAGACTAATGACATACCATTGATACCATCAGTCGTTGACCTATTCGGAACGCTTATATGGTGCATAGAAACGCTTGCTGATAAGTTCGGCAAAGTATTCGTGCCGTGTGTTACGGGCAATCATGGGCGCACAACTATTAAGATACGCGCAAAGGATAGGGCATATACATCGCTTGATTGGCTAACTTATGTGCTGCTGGAAAAGCATTTCAAGAACGATAGGCGCGTTACGTTCTTTATCCCAAGTGGGCCGGATGCTTACTACCGGATTTATGGGCATAGATACTTGCTTACTCACCTTGACCAATTCAGGGGAGGCGATTCAATGATTGGAGCATTGGGGCCTTTAACACGCGGCGATCATAAAAAAAGAAGCCGCAATATGCAGATTAACATGGCGTATGACACAATGATTGGCGGACACTTCCATCAGTTGATTCAGTTGCAGCGATTGATGGTGAATGGCTCGCTTTGCGGCTATAACGAATATGCCTATGCAAATAATTTCCCGTATGAAAATCCACGCCAAGCAATGTGGATAACGCACCGCGACCACGGTATCACATTCTCAATGCCGGTGAACGTGTCGGATGCTATTGAGCGAACAGAACACACGGAATCGTGGGTGAGTATCAAGTGAAACGTATCAACCTTTATTTCCCGCTTGAATTGCTCGCAAGATTAAAGTCTGCGAAACTTGCGACTGGAATGCCTGTCAGCGAAATAATCCGTCGGGCGGTTGGTGAATGGCTTGATAAACAAAAGGAGGCAACATGAGCAAAGACCTGTTTGACAGTTTGATGGACTTCATTGGCGACAAGTTTGATGCAGATGAAACTAACTATAGCGAAGTCATTGGCGCATTGACAACACTAAAGACAATGTACAAGGCACAGTGGCAATCTATCTGCAACGAAATGGCAGAGGATGATAATGAATGCGATTGCGGTTGCTGCGAAGTTCAACCTAAAGATGTGCCGAAGCTGCAATGAGTAGAGCAAAAGGAATCACCATCGTTGACGATAACAAAATAGTCGCCCTTGATGACGAGACGATGAAGGTATTGCGTGTCGAGAATATCAAGAACCTGATTGCGCCAAGCGAGGATTCTGCCAGACGCATCGAAGCTATCGGTGGTGCGGGTGCGATACTGAATTATCTGGTGAATGGTTTAACGCTTGACGATACATCCAAGAAGCTTGGACTATCGCGTGAGCAGCTAATCAAGTGGATGGCGTTCCACAGAGACGCGCTAGAACCGGCCATGCAAGCGTCCGCGATGGCACTTGCTGATGATGCTGCCAAGTACCTTGAGGACGCGGCTAATAAGGGCGAGGAACTGACTGCGGCACAAGCTGGTATCGCAAAGGCTAGGGCTGAACATGCCATGAAGATTGCCGGATTACGCGATAGGGTGAAGTTCAACGAGAAGTCTATTCCGCAAGAGGTTACGCTGAGTGCTGATAGTAGGCCAGTTTTTACTCTCAATTTTTTAAGCTCTCCTAAGCAAGTAGAGAAAGTGATTGAGAATGTAACTGACGTGGATATTTATGATGATAACGAATGATAACGTAAATCATCCGAAGCATTATACTAGCCATCCAAGTGGAATCGAAACAATCCAGATAACGAAACACATGGGATTTTGTTTAGGTAATGCGCTGAAATATATTTGGAGGGCAGACCTAAAAGGAAATGCAATTGAAGATTTGCGTAAAGCACGTTGGTATTTAGATTGCGAAATAGAAAAGAGAGAAAATGAGCATAAAGTCTGATAGCTGGATTCGCAGGATGGTAGAAAATCACGACATGATTTCACCATTCAGCTCAAACCAAGTGAAAGAAATTGATGGGAAACGAATCGTATCTTATGGCACTTCAAGCTATGGATATGATGCTCGTTGCTCAGACGAATTCAAGATATTCACAAATATCAACAGTACGATAGTTGACCCAAAGAACTTTGACGAAAAATGCTTCGTTGACGTGAAAGGCGATTATTGTATTATTCCGCCTAATTCATTTGCGCTTACACGGACTGTTGAGTATTTTAAGATACCGCGTAATGTGCTTACTATTTGCTTGGGTAAATCGACGTATGCAAGATGCGGTGCAATTATAAATGTTACGCCATTGGAACCAGAGTGGACTGGCCAAGTAACGCTTGAAATATCCAATACAACTACGCTTCCATTGAAGATATACGCCAACGAAGGTATCGCACAATTCCTATTCTTCTGGGCTGATGAAGTATGCGAGACTTCGTATAAAGACCGTGGCGGAAAGTATCAAGGTCAAACTGGCGTTACTTTGCCGAAGATTTAGAGATATGGCGGATTAACTGTCAATAATAGCTAGTTGAATTCATTGAGTAATGTTAATAGTTTTTGTAGTTGATGGCGGAATGGATTGTAGATAATTTAACAGTTTTGCATAACAGGTATCATTGAGGGCAGTTCGTCCCATAAGACGTTTGTTCGGGATAGCCGTACTTAAGTGTACGGTAGAAATCGAGGTCTGTTGACCGATATTCGGTTGGGAACATATCGAACGACTGAGCGACCTGAGTATCTGTTATGCACCTTATTTGGATTTAATATGGAATTAGAGCTTCCCTCGCCATTATGGCTTCCTTTGTTCGAGAAAAATCGCGCACCGATTATCATCGTCAACGGCAAAGAGATAGAAGGCGCATTCGATAGCAAGCGCAGGATAATCAATCCTGAGAATGGATACCTCATTCCAGAGCATCGTATCGTCGATAGAGGGCATAAGCGGACTCGGTATTATGTGGCATATGGCGGACGCGCGGCTGCGAAGTCCTGGACTTTTGCACTTGCCGCAATTCTCCGTGCAATGGAAGAAAAACAAACCGTACTTTGCTGCCGACAGATTCAATCCACTATTGCAGACTCAGTGTTATCTGTTCTTGAGAATAGAATAAAAGACTTGCACCTTGATGGCGAGTTCAATGTGCTTGTGAATGCAATCCGCCATAGAAAATCTGGTACTGACTTTGTGTTTCGCGGATTGAAGCACAACATGAAAGAAATTAAATCTCTTGAAGGTACTAAGATATGCTGGATTGAGGAAGCAGTTGACCTTGCCGAAGAAACGTTCGATGAGTTAGACCCCACTATCCGTGTCAAGGATGCAGAGATATGGATTGGCTTCAATACAGGTAATGTTGACGATTATGTGTACCGTAGATTCGTTCTAACACCAGACCCAGACGTAACTCTTATCCACGTCAATTATATTGACAATAATCTAGCCGACGAATCATCCATCATGCTTGCTGAGAAGATGAAGGAAATGGATTATGATAAGTATCTAAATATTTGGATGGGGCAGCCTCGCATCGCTAAAGAGGGTGGAGTGTTTACTACTAAAAATGTATCGTATATTGACGTAATGCCGATTGGCGGTCGTTTTGTGCGTGCGTGGGACTTCGCAAGTACAGCCTACGACGAGAAGAAAGGTAATGACCCAGATTACAGCGTGGGCGCACTATTGCACGTCGATTATGAAGGTAGATATACAATATGCGATATTGTGCGTTTTCGTGGAATGCCTGAAGAGGTTGAGAATACATTGCTTGCAACAGCAACCCGCGACGGACTTAGTGTATTGCAATCACTGCCCGTGGATCCCGGTGCAGCAGGAAAATTCATGGCGCAACATCTTACACGAAAGCTATCAGGATTCAGAATATCGTCAAGCCCAGAATCAGGCGATAAGGTAACAAGGGCGGAACCCTTTGCGAGCCAATTGAATTCTGGCAATGTAAAAATGTTACGCGCAAAATGGAATGAAGAACTAATTAAGGAACTTGAAGGGTTCCCAAATTGCTCTCACGACGATCAGTGTGACTCATTATCTAGGTGCTTTATGGAACTTCAAAAGAATCACGTCATGCAGTTCGCTACCATAACTGGTTTGTAAGCACACACTTGCATATTCTATAATATGCTGATACCCTTGCGAAAATTACTCGTTACGCGAGGTATTCGCATGGCACAAGCACAGAAGAATAAGGGCGTTAGAACGCAGCATCCAAGTTATGTTGAGATGCTACCATTTTGGACTCGTATGCGCGATGTCTATAATGGTACTCAATCACTCCGCGATAAGACTACAGAATATCTCCCAGCATTAACAGACGAACCTCCTGCTGCATATCAAGCTAGACTCAATAGGACTGTTCTGTACAACAGTCTCTATAGAACAATATCTGGATTCATTGGTATGCTCATGCGTGTGCCAGCAGTGGTTGACGCACCGCCTAATACGCTTGCTATGTTCGATGATATTACGTTGACAGGAATCCCGTTAAATGTATTGGCGCAAGAAATTTCCGAAGAATGTCTGAAAGTTGGTCGCATTGGATTGCTGGTAAATTATCCAGTAACAAGCGATTCTATGACTATTGCAGACGCTACAGCACTGAATATCCGTCCCAGTCTAACAACAATCAAAGCCGAGCAGATTATCAACTGGAAGCAGCGCAGAATCAATAACAAATATGCGCTTTCAATGGCGACAATCAAGGAAGAACACAACATACCGATTGATGATTTCGAGGATGCAGTAGTAACTCGTTATCGCGTATTGGATATGGATGAGAATGACATTTATCGCGTCAGGATATTCGAGGTTCAGGAAAAGAATCGGCAGGCTACCGATGTGGAGCTTGAGCGTTATTATCCGACAATGAACGGCAAGCCGATGAGCTATATTCCGCTATTCATAATCGGGCCGGATAATGTTGACCCTGAAATTGACACACCGATGATGATTGATTTGGCCGACCTTTGCGTCTCACATTTTCAAATGTACTCGGATTTGGCGAATGGTACACATTGGTCAGGAATCCCAACTCCGGTATTCGCTGGATTCTCATTAAAAGAAGGTGAATCAATCCATCTTGGAATGGGCAAAGGATTGGTGTCTGAAAATCCTGCTGCGAAGGCTACACTGCTTGAAGTTGGTACATCTGGATTCGCTGCGCTTGAAAATATATTGAACCGACTTGAATCACAGATGATTACACTTGGCTCAAAATTACTAGAGCAGCACCGAGTGCAAGCGGAAAGTAGTACAACGGCAATTATTTATCGCGCTGGAGAAAACTCAATTTTGTCAGCGCTTTCTATTTCAGTCAGTATCGGTATTACGATAGCACTAAAGACATTTGCTGAATGGGCTGGAGACGATTCTGAATCAGTGCGATTTGAATTAAATAAAGAATTTTTCAAAGAGCCGCCGACACCTGAAATGATTAACGCGCTAATCGGTTCAATGCAAGGCGGTATGATTTCAAAGGATGCTATATTCTCATATTTGCAGCGTTCAGAATTTTATCCTCCGCATATTTCGTACTCAGATGAACAGTCGCTTATAGAAGCAGGTATGCCAAAACCAATTGCGCCACCTGCTATTGTGACGAAAATTCAGAAGATGCCCGACGGAAGTATGCAGGCAACTAGGAACGCATAATGATTAACTTTGAATTAAGAAAGCATTTTTATCCACGATTGTTTCCGTTTTCGATTTACATTAAACCGTCAATTAAAAGCAGATGGTGTGCATCATTTCATTTGCAACAGTGGGATAAAAAAGAGGATAAACTCGGATTCCGCGTATGTGACGCGCCGGGATGGAAAGGATGGTTTTTTATTCTTCCATATATGATGTTAGATATTAACAAGATGAAGAGGGCTTGCGATGCTTAATCTTATGATTAGCGATTACGAACAAACGCCGCTACCGAAGTATTGACAATTATCCTTGATAATTGAAACTGTAATCGGATTACAGCAGCAATCAGTATCTCAAGCTGCAATTACTGCTAATGGCGAGCAATATCATGCAATCAATCAGACAACAAACGGTAATATTGAAATATCTGATGACGATGAGGAAATGTTGATGACGTTATTGTTGTTTAACGAAATGGAGGAATGAATTATGCCGCTTATCAAAGGTTACTCAAAACGATCTGTGTCAGCCAATATACGCACTGAAAAGGCTCACGGGAAAAGTACCGTTCAATCAATCGCCATTGCATTGAGTGTAGCTAGGAAAGCCAAATCGAAGAAGAAGAAATAATTATCTTGATTCGTAGCACTCTTGAATCATACAATCATCTGGTGCAAATAAGATACTATTACCTTCACGTTTATATAATGGTTTAGAGTTTTGACTTAAACATTTTCCAGGCATCAACCCAGATGCACTTTTATATTCATTCTTGTCGAATTTAATACGTTCAAGATATTTGCAAGTGTTGCAATTTTGTTCGTATTCATTAAATAGTTTTACTGATTCTTTACGCGCAACACTACCTAATGGGTGGCACAAATATGCAATTTTTGCTTGAGGAATAACCCCACCAACTACAATCCCATCTTTTCTTGTGAAAATCATATTTGTATAATGACAAACACATAAATCATACTTTTCATCTGATTCTGGATAATCAGTATCAAGAACACAAACGGAGACATCCGTTTTATTTTCCCGTTTTATGGTGTAATAGTACACTTCTTGTCTCCCATCGGCGGCAACCCAAACGCAAACGCACTAGCAGCAAGCGCAATCGAATCAGGTATTGATGTAGTGCCTATCTCCCAATTCGATATAGCCCTTGGAGAGCATCCTAGTGCTTTGGCAGCCTCATTCTGTGTTAGCTTAAAGCGATGGCGTAATTGGATTAGTTCAAGTGATGTCATATATTCCTTTATTAGGTACTGGTGGCTGGTACTGATACTAATCCAGCATGTCATATTTCCTGTCAGGATAACCTCTTAAGTTAGGCTATGACCATTTACCTGCAATGTTACGCATCAGTCTGCGCATTCACCAGCAATTAAATATAGCAAATGTGCATTATCGTGTCAAGCGTTATCTAGTAATAACGCAATAATCGTTAGCATATATGCAGCTTAAAATATGTGTTATGTCAAATATACTTGACATTCTTTCTTTAGTATCATAATCTTGCGACGTTATATTAACATAATATATAGAATATGATTTCTGGTATTTATGCTATAAGAAATAATATAAATGGCAAATTATATGTTGGCAGCACAAAGTCATTTAAGATAAGACTTAAGCAACATAAAAGCAAATTGCGCCACAATGTACATTGTAATAACAAATTACAACATGCGTGGAATAAGTATGGAGAGGATTCATTTGAATTTATTAGATTGATAATTTGCGATACAAATAATCTTTTAATGTATGAACAGCGCGCTATTGATATTTATGATTCAGTTAAAAATGGATACAACTTAAATCCTACTGCAAAAAGCTCATTAGGCATAAAAATGTCTGATGAAGGAAAAGAAAAAAGATCAAAAGCGATGATCGGAAGAAAATTATCAGAAGATCATAAAAAAAATCTAGCTATTGCAATGCAAAAAATAAGACCTATAGTAACTGATAAAATGAAAGCGGATAGAATAAGAAAATCGCTTGAAGATAAAAGAATAGAATTTGATAAAGAAATAAATATATATCTTAATTCTTTTGATTATGATGGTAGTAAGTGCTCACTTGACTATTTTTAATTTGTTATTTACAATGAACTTGTTATCAAGTGATAACTAACTGGGATGGTTAAATAAAATGGCTCTTGAACTTATTGTTGACACATTGGATTCAGTACCGGAAGCATTGAAGGATATGTATGTTGCAAGTGAAGGTAAATTCAAACTGGATGTAAACGGAATTGAAGATACTAAAGGATTGAAGTCTGCGCTTGAGAAAGAACGGCAGGCAGCAAAAGAAGCGCGTGAAGCGTTGAGGAAGTTTGACGGAATCGACCCGCTGAAAACAAAAGAATTTATGGCAAAGTTTGAGAATGACGAAGAAGCTCAACTGATTGCCAACGGTAAGATTGATGAAGTATTCCAGAAGCGCACCGAAAAGTGGCGACTGGAAGAAGAGCGTCAAAAGAAGGAATTAGGCGACAAGATTGCAGCAGCAGAATCAAAGGCGAATACCTATAAGGATAGGGTTCTTGATGATGCCTTCCGATCTGCCGCAAACAAGATTTCAGATATTCAGACTGGCGCAGTAGATGAAATGTTGCTTGGTCATCTACGTACTATTTTCGCACTTGATGAAAATGGTCGCGCAGTACAGTATAACGAAGATGGTTCGGTTGTTATCGGGAAGGATGGTAAAAGCCCATATTCGCCGGAAGAGTATCTTGAAGGATGTCGCGCTACAAAGCCGTGGCTATTCAAGGTAACATCTTCTGGTAGTCCGGCAACAGGAAAACCGCAGAAAGTTGGTGGGAAGGATTTTTCAAACTTGCCACCTGTCGAGCGATTGACAGCGGCGAGGGCGGCAGCAGCAGGACGTAAATAGTAGAAACGTATTACACTTCGGGACGGAGTGCTGTGTAACGAAACTTACTAGGTCGGGATGACCGTGGTATGGAAAATAAATCTCAACTTTTTAAGGAGTATCATCATGGCACTAACCCTTGTGGAAGCCGCAAAGCTGGAAACTGGCGACGCAGTTCGTCAGGCTATTATCGAAATGTATGCAGGTTCGTCTGCAATTCTCCAAAATCTTCCTTTTGAAGGCATCGCTGGTAATGCGCTGAAATACAATCGTGAAGAAAGTCTGCCCGGTGTTGGTTTCCGTGGCGTGAATGAATCCTATACGCCTTCTACTGGTGTTCTGAATCCTCTGACTGAATCG